TCAACCTATGCCTCCCCAAAAACGACCAGTACGGTCCCTACAGGCCCTTGTGAGGGCCAAACTAGTCAGGATTGATAGGGATATGCCTCGAAAGAAAAAACCTCTCACGGGGGCTACTAAGCCTCGCCTCCACTCGCCACTACTCAAGGGCAAATCTCGAGGTATTGAGATCTCGCAGCTGGCAGACTCGATAGAGATGCCCCTTTTACCTTGGCAAAAATTTGTCATAGACGATATGTGTATGGTGGACAAAGATAATATGTTTATCCGGAAAACTAACCTCATACTCGTGGCCCGGCAGCAAGGTAAAACGCACCTTGCTCGGATGATGATGCTCGGGCATATGTTTTTATTCGATAGCCCTAACGTGCTAATGATGAGCTCCAATAGATCGATGGCCTTGGACACTTTTAGGCAGGTAGTCGGAGCGATTGAAAGTAACGATTGGATGCGTAAACAGGTAAAGCAAATACGCCACGCTAACGGCACGGAGTCCATAGAATTAAAAAATGGAAATAGGCTCGATGTGGTCGCGGCAACCCGTGACGGATCGCGCGGCAGAAGCGCGAGTTACCTTTATATCGATGAGGTACGCGAAATCTCCGAGGAGGGTTTTAGAGCGGCGACCCCGACCACTCGTGCAAAATTAAACGCTCAAACTCTACTTACGTCTAATGCCGGGGACTCGTTTAGTACGGTGCTTAATGATCTCCGGGAAAGAGCCCTAAGTTTCCCTCCTAAATCATTTGGGTTTTATGAGTATTCAGCGCCTCAATTTGCAAAGATAACAGATCGTAATGCGTGGGCCATGGCTAACCCGGCGCTTGGCTATACCGTAACCGAGCAGGCTTTAGAGGAGGCCGTAGCTACTCAGCCGATCGAAACCACAAAAACCGAGTTACTTTGTCAATGGATAAGTAGTACCTCGTCACCCTGGCCTCATATGGCGGTCGAGGATGCAGCTGACAAAGATCTAAAATTGTCGGTGGGGCCTCTTACCATATTTGCATTTGACGTGAGCCCTAGCCGTAGAGACGGCTCGTTATGTATGGGCCAAGTCCTCGAGGATGGCCGCATAGGAGTAGCGGTCCTTGAAATCTTTCACTCGGACGTATCCATTGATGAGTTATTTGTAGCTAATGCGATAGCCAAATGGGCAAAAATTTATTATCCGAGACAAGTCGCTTACGACAAATATACGACCGCCTCCATAGCCAAACGCCTTGAGTCTAACGGCATACAGATCACCGACATATCAGGGCAAAAAGGGTATCAAGCCTCCGGCGATCTCTATGAAGCACTGGCCAATAAACGGCTTGTCCACTCCGGGCAGGATCAGCTCGTTAGCCATATGGCTAATTGTGCAGCTAAAGAAAGCGATGCCTCGTGGCGTATCATCCGTAGAAAATCAGCTGGCCCGGTAGATATAGCTATAAATTTATCCTTTATCGTCCATATACTCACGCAGCCCATGGGTGAGGCTAAAGTTTACGTATAGAGACACGCTGCCTATTACCTGATTTTATCCTTGACAATTTGAGAAAATCCCTCTCATGGGAATACTCCAAACTCTAGGGTTTAAGTCAGCCGAAAAGCCGACTATCGAGGCTCAATATGCACCTGCCGTAATGGATACTACTTACGGTTATGGATCATTTAACACTAACTCGGCTTACGGATATAACGGCGTAGGTATCGATCGTAATTTTGCTTTACAGGTAGCAAGCGTTAGCCGCTGCCGTAATTTAATCGCCGGAGTTATTAGCTCTATTGATTTATCACTGTATAAAAAATCAACAGGAGAAAAATTAGGATCGCCTATTTGGCTAGAGCAACCTGATATTAGACAACCGCGCAGCGTTACAATTGCGGCAACTGTTGATAGTTTAATTTTCTACTCGGTGGCTTACTGGCGCGTAACCTCTTTGTATGCCGATGATGGACGTCCCTCAGGCTTTGAGTGGGTAGCAAATAATCGGGTTACTTACACTACTAACCAATACGGTACAGAGGTTAAAGATTATTTTGTTGATGGTGATCTTGTACCTATGGGCGGTATTGGATCGCTTGTAACTTTCCAGTCTCTTATTCCTGGAGTATTACAAACAGCAAGCACCACTATTAAAGCGGCTTACGATATACAAAGAGCCGCCGCCGTTAGCGCAGCTACTCCAATGGCTACTACAGTATTAAAAAATAATGGCGCTGATTTACCGGAGTCTCAAGTACAAGGTTTACTAGCGTCATGGAAAGCATCTCGTGCATCACGATCTACAGCATATTTAACTAGCACTCTTAGCGTAGAAAATATCGGGTTTAGTCCTAAAGATATGATGTACAACGAAGCATCTCAATACTTAGCAACCGAAATCGCTCGCGCTATGAATGTACCGGCTTACTATATTAGTGCCGATATGAATAACAGCATGACTTACCAAAATATTTTAGACGGTCGTAAAGAATTTGTAGCTTATTCGCTACAACCTTATATCTCAGCTATTGAGGACAGGCTTTCCATGAATGACATAACAAATTCGCAAAATCAGGTACGTTTTGCGGTCGATGACTCGTTTTTACGTGTTGATGCTAAAGAGCGTTTAGAGATTATCGAAAAGATGCTAACTCTTAATTTAATCGATGTAAATCAAGCCCGACAAATGGAGCAACTAACACCGCTAGGAGATGCAAGTGCTACTAACGTTTAGCCAAGAAATACAGGCAGCAGATACAGAGCGCCGGATCGTATCGGGGCTTATTGCGCCATACGGCGAGATCGGACATACCTCAGCTGGGCCAGTCGTATTTGAGCGAGGATCTATCGCTATTGCAGATCCAACCAAAATAAAATTACTATCGCAGCATCAACAGGATAAGCCGGTGGGTCGCATGATTAGCTCAAGCGACTCTACAGAGGGCGTGTACGGATCGTTTAAGCTTTCGAGTAGCACTCGAGGACAGGATGCGCTCGTACTAGCTCAGGAAAATCTAGTGTCTGGCTTATCCGTAGGGGTCGATGTAACGGCCTCTAAGCCGATGGGAGATTACCTGCTCATCACGGCTGCGGTCCTCAAGGAGGTTAGCCTTGTCGAAAGCGCGGCCTTTAGAAGCGCAGGTGTCGAGGAGATTATGGCGGCGAGAGCTGCTATTGAAGCTGCAACTAGCACAAAAGAAAAAACTACAACTATTTCTACGACTATCGTAGAGATCGAAACAGAAACCGAAAGCGAGGAAGCTGTGACTACAGCCCCAGAAAATACACCGGAGGAGACTCCGGTAGATACACCGGTCGAGGCTGAAAAGGTCGAGGCCGCTCGTAAGATCATCCGTCCATCAGTACTAGACTCTCAGCGAGTCCGTACGCCTATTACATCTATGGCTACTTACACAGAGCACAAAATTAAAGCTGCCCTAGGCAACGATGACTCAAAGCTATACGTAACCGCAGCCGATGATTTTTCTACAAACCCTGCATTTAATCCAACACAGTACCTAAAAGAGTTTGTAACTAATACACGCTTTGGTACTCCGGCGATCGATGCCTGCAGCCAAGGCGTTTTACCGTCTCAGGGCATGACGATCCAAGTGCCCTCACTCGTGACCTCCGCAGGCGGCGGTACAGGTGTAGCACCTACTGTCACAGTAGAAGCAGAAAACGGCGCGGTATCAAATACAGATATGCAGACCGCGTTTTTATCAGGCACCGTATCCAAGTACTCAGGTATGGGCACCATTTCGATCGAGCTCCTTGAAAGATCAGATCCAAATTTTTACGCTGAATTAACTCAACAGCTACAAAATGCGTATTTAACTACAATCGATACAGCGGTGCTCAATGCTCTACTTACAGCTAGTACAGGCTCAACACCTACTACAGCTGACAGCGATGGAGTTATCGCATTTACATCACAAGCTGCAGCAGCCATTTACAAAAACACAGGTTATTTTGCGCAGAATTACGTAGGAAATGCCGCACAATGGCAGCTATTAATGGGCGCAACCGATACCACAAAGAGGCCTATATATAATGCAATTCAGCCGATGAACGCGGCCGGACAGGTAGGCCCTCAAAGCATCCGCGGTAACGTGCTAGGCCTTGATCTATACGTAGATAAAAACTTTACTGAAACAACAGTAGATGACTCATCCGCGTTAATTTTGGCACCTGAAGCGTTTACCGTTTATCGCAGCCCACAGGCTTACATGAGCGTAAACGTAGTAAGCAATTTGCAGGT